TGGGCGCGTCGGAAACAATGCTTATTATTATATACTACGAAAATCTGACGCTCCTACTGAGGTGGCTTATACCCCTCAAAATGGTAATCCTGTCACTTCAAAAGGTGCATGGTTGCCTCCTGTTGTTGCTGAGCCTCATATGGAAAGGAAACAAAAATTTGACGGTCGTTTGGTGTCTCTCGGAACTGTTAAGGGTGATTTTATACCCTCCGAAACTAACATCATTAGATCTGATTTTCAAGGTTGTACTGATAAGGAACCAATCTTTCCTATAACTATGAAACCGGCGCAACTTAAAACATTTACTCAAGTGCATGATGCTACAGATGAATTTCCTGAGACTGAGGTTGTCATTAACCCTCTTTCCAAAGCAGTTGAGAAAATGACTGGAGCCCCTGTCCGATGTTTTAATCGACAGTTTAAACGGCTTTGTAAACACCATCCTGAAATTGCTTATCGAGGATTTTTTCCTAATATTCGGCGAACATTTAAAATGTTGTCTTTGGAAGAGGCATTGGAAATGTTGGACCAGAACACTTCGGTGGGTATTGATATGAAAGCACTTGGTTATTCATCTCGCCATGATTTATGGCGTAAGGATGAGAATACAGGTAAAGTTGTGTGGGTTCATCCTGATCTACGCAATTCAGTTAATGAGATATTTGCAGCTATGATTAGGGGTGAAGAACCTAGAAATGTTGTATCTGCGTGTCTTAAAGATGAAACTCGAGATTTACAACGGGTTTGGGAGGGTAAAACGCGGATATTTTGCGTTGGCTCTCTTAGTCATCTTGTTGCAACTGTGCGAGTGCTTGGGGATGTTGTTTCTTTTATGAAGGAAAATCGAGCAACATCAGATGTGTCTATTGGTACCAATCCTCATGGTTGGGACTGGACACACTTGTGTCAGGGAATGTTGAAGTTTGGAGAAGATGCTAGATATGGTGGAGGTGATTACTCTAACTATGATTCTTCCATTCTTTCAGAATTCGCCTGGTTTATGTATGATGCCCTCAAGCACTATACTCAATGGACTAATCCTCTTTTGGTTTGGATGTTATATTGCATTTGTATGTCCTCAGTAGCGCCTGTTTTTATTTTGGCGCGTGAGGCATACACTATGGATTGGATGAATTCGTCAGGTGGATGGCTTACCGGTTTTCTTAACTCTTTTGTTGG